TTTTCGCCTACACTAAATCCTTGACCTTTTTTATCTACTTCATGTCTTGAAAAATAACTATGCATTCTTCTAACAGTTTCAGCAGATACTTCTTGTTGATTTACTAATTGTCTTGCTCTAGCAACACCAACTTCAGTGCCACCACGACCAAACTCTTTTCTCCAATCAAGACCTTTTTGTGCTTCTTTTGCCATAGCATCAGTTGGAGTTAAGTTTATATCTTCGCCTTTATACTTCGCCATCATCATCTCCACCAGTTACCTCTGGTTCAGCAGGAAACTTTTGACCAAATGGCTCAAATGCCATTGATAAGTTAAATTGGTTTGCCATTTCTTTATCACGATTAATCTGACTAAATGTTTCCTCTACATCACGACCATAATGTGCTGCAACATCTTGATGCGACATTATTCCGTTTTGTAATCCAACAACGGCTGCATTTATTTCTTTTAATGGGTCAATCCAATTCCAACCACGACCCCTAAAAGAAGTGTTATCGTAAAATTTGTCAAATTTACTTGTGGGGATTGGTATTGTGCCAAAATCCATTGCACTTGATAACCAATCTTTGAAGATAACTTCGGCAAAATGTTGTACCATAAATTCTTGCAAACTCTTATAACCATCTCTTTCATCTAATGCTCCTTGTCTTATAGAACTATAATTAACAGATGATAAATCACTTGATAAAGCTGCATAACTAACATTTAATCCAGATGCCACACCTCTTAACATAGCACTTTCAAACTCTGCAAATCCAGTATTAGGATGATCTGGATCAAACATTTTCATATCATACCCGGCAGGTAATTGGTGAAAAGTTCCCGGTTCAACATCAATCAATGGCATATGACCATCATGTAAATCATCACCCATAAAATCATCTGAATTAGGTGTTGTCAACATACCCATTTTAGATGCACCAATTCTAGCTGCAATAATCTCTGCTTCTCTATAAGCACCTAACATCTTTAATGTGCTAATAACAGAAACCATAAATGGTTCACCTCTAGTCATATGAGTTCTAGTTGGCATAAAAATATGAATCATTTCTTTTGCAGGAACTCTTATATGCTTTTGACCTTGTGTTTTATTGTAATGCCTATCACCGGGATGACTTGTTAAAACATAATAAGCAACAGGTTTATGATAAGTATCTAATTCAACACCCATTCTAACTTGATTGCCATTTTCAAGAACTTCGTTTTTCTTTTCGTCAATCATATCAGCTTCAACTAATTGCAAGCTAAAATTATCTTTATATCTTTTGCCAGATAGTTTTTTAATAAATACTTCACCATCTCTTGCTAATGCTTCAATCGCATATTTTTGACAATCTAACCAACTCATACGACCATCAACAGTTGGATTACCTAAACGACCCCAACTTTTCCAAGCATTTTCTATAATTGCATTTCCTGCTCTATCTAAAGAACCATCATCATTTCTAGCTTTAACTTGAAGATGAAAACCTTTATCACCAACAACATTTGTTTTAATTAAATTAATATATCTTTTTGCAAATTCATTATCTCTGACTAATTCTCTTGATCTATTTCTTAGAACTTCAAGATTATATCTTAATTCACTATCTGCACTAAAAGAAGAACCAATAAAATCACCAAATAAGCGACCACCTCTTGCACCACCATAATTCCTTTTCTTCATTCTTTTTGGATTTTGGTCACGTTTTAAAAAATCAAAAATACCCATTAAAACCTCACCGAAATTGTTGCACCTGTTGGCTTACCTCGTTTAATTAATTCTTTTCTTTTATGCATAGCTAATTCTTTTTTATAATAATTTCTCCATTGAACAAGTTCATCTGGTGACATTTTAGATAAAGAACGACCATTAATAGAATAAGATAATACATCTGCATCTGCCCTACCTTGCAAAACAGTTTCAATTTTATCTAACATTATCTCTGTGTGGCTTCGTGGATCAGCATTGTTAACATCTAGGTCTGGAATTATTTCCCATTCACCAGTTGTTACTACAATCCTATTGCCACTAGATGTTTCAGTAACTTCTAATTGCCAATGGTAATGACCCTCAACATAATTAGCAGTAGCAGCACTATTAGCAGTAAAAAGATAATCACTATCTGAATTTGTACCAGATATTGTTATTTCATTAGCACCACCTGCTCTTATTCGAGCAACATATGCCATTGTGTGAGTGGTATTTGGATAATCAGTTGATAAATCTGTTCTTTTCCATTGGATAAAGTCACCTATTACGAACTGTTCTGGTTCTTCTGTAGGTGCATTGTCTGCATTAAAAAGGTTAGCCACGAATAAATCCCTTTTACAAATATTTTATTTTGTCAAGATACTATAACCTAAAATGCGATTTTGTACCATAGTTTAATTATTTCCACCCATTAATGAAACTATTACCCCTATAACGATTAGGTCTAATAGGTCTTTTTGGTGTTTCTTCTGTTGTTTTTACTTTTTCATTTTGCATTCTATCAGAAATTACGTTTAAATTTAAGTTTAAAATAGATAATGCACCAATCGCATAAACCCTACAGTCTAACGCTTCATTTCTTGTTCTAGTTTTGACAAATTCACGTCTGGGAAAACCTTTATGAAATTTAGTAACAATTTTCTCACTTGATGCTAATTGTTTGAAATATTCATCTGGTCTATCATCTGGAAAATGACAAAAACCTGCACCAACTTCATTAATCTTTAATCTTGAAAAAACTAACTCCTTGATATTATCTACACCTAAAGTAAATAGCCTAATTTTACCTATATTATTTCTTGTAGGTCTAGAAACTATTGGTCGACTTTCTCCTGCCATACCTTTTATCGCAAATATTCTTCTACCCTCTCTAGGTCTAACAAAATTATAAACTGCTTGTGTATAGTGACCACCACTATCAATACAAGCTGATCTAATTTGCATTTGTCGACCATCTTCAGTTTCATAAATATTTTTTAGAATATTTTCTAAGTCATTCCATAAATGTGGTGTTGATGGATCGCCATATAAAGTTCTATAATCGACACTCCAACTTTCTTCATCCTTACCCCAACCAACAACCTCTAATTCTAATCGATCATCTTGAACGTCAATCCCACAAGTAAGAATCATTATATTTTTATCTAATTTATCACCAAATGCTTCAGCACGTTCAGCAACTGCATAATCATCAACACGTTCACCCTGATCTTCCCACGTTTCAGCTAAATAAGTATTTACAAACACTCGCAAGGTATCTGGCATTTTTTTAGCAACTAAAAAACCTTTAACTGCTTCTGATAATGGTGTCCAAGGTGAGTAAATACCATTAATATGAAAACCGGCAGTACCATTATAGTCCTCTGTAGCTACCCAATTACCATTTTTTATTGCTCTATATCGCATTGCATCATCCCAAGCAGAACCACACTCCTCGCAAATATAGCTTGCAGTCTCTGGTTTATCTTCTTCCCAATTAACATTTGACCATATTAACTTTTGTTCATGCTTACAATCTGGACAAGGAACATAATAAAATCTTTTATCGCTTTCTTCAAAAGCATTTTCAATCCTAGATGCACCTTTATTTGTTGGCGTTGATACCATTATAATTTTACGATTATATGTAAATGTTTTAGTTCTAGCTTTACTTAGTTCGATTGGGTCACCCTCTGAACCTGCTGATGTAGGATAGCGATCAACCTCATCTAAAAATACACATCTAATAGGTCTAGCTGCTAACCCAGATGGAGAGTTTGCACCAACTATTGCAATGTAACCTCCGGGAAACTGTTTTTGATATAAAGTGTTGCCACTATCCCTTGATCGTGGGTCTTTAACTAGATTCTTTAAAATAGGTGTATCTCTAAGCATAGGTGATAATCTATCGCTAGACCACATTTTAGCTAGTTCTAATGTTGGTTGTACTACAAGCATAGGCGATGGGTCTTGCGATACATAATAACCAACTGAATTATTAATTATTTCAGTTTTACCTATTTGTGCTCCTGTCATAAAAACAATGTTTTCAATTCTTGGATCACTTATAGCTTGCATCATGCCTCGCTGATAAGATGCCCTATCAGT